CTCAAAGGTTTGTTCTTCGTGGTCTGCGGCTTTTTGATCGCGCTAAGAATACATACGACCTGAGGGGTAGCCTGGGTGTAGCAATCGTTGGTAATACAAGTGATCTAGTTGCTGAGATTGTTGAAGAACTGGAGTGGGATAGCATTCCAGAAACTGGTAAGCGATACATCATGATCCGAGCAGGTCGGATGTTTGCTAACCGTGCTGTAACCTCTTCTAGTCTTGAGGCTTACACAGCAGAAGATGAACAGAACGCTCTTCAAATCTTGAAGCGTACTGAGGACATGGCTGGTAACTACAACTTCATCAGCGGTCCTGATGATATGTATGGCGGTCGTGTGATTACTACTTTTGGTCCTGATATCCTTGATCGCTGATGTCACGAGAACTTTTTAGCCAAATCATTGGCCCCCTTAATAAAGGCGTAAACCAGCAAGCTACTAGCTTTGTACTGCCTGGTTTTGCAAAAGTTCTTGAGAACGGTAACTGTGACCTTGTAGAGGGTCTTAAGAAGCGTCTTGGTTCTGTGCCTGTAAAGCGTATTGATACGCTTACCAAGAACGCTGGAGGACTGTCTCTTGTTAACCCAATCAAGTGGGACGAAGCGTGGTTGTTTGTTTATAACCGCAGTAGTACAGAACGTTTTATCATCGTTGTTGCTGACGATAGCCGTACCGTTAGTCGTACTGGCAACATTACTAACGGCTCAGCAGTAGTAACGTCTGTCAGCTCCATGACAGATTTGTTTGTTGGAGCTGGTGTAACTGGTTCTGGTATTCCTACTGGTACAACGATTGTTGATATTGATGTAGCTGGTTCTCGGATCACTCTTAGCAAGAACGCTACAGCAACAACGACAGGGGTAACTCTTACTGTTGAATCCAGTTACACCTTTGTTTCTGGTATTTCAAATGTCGAACCTATTAGTGGCATCTTGCCTGAAGTGGTTCCTGTCGAGCAGGTCTTTGCAAACGTCAGTTCGACAAACCTTGAGTATCTTCGTGGCAGTGGAAGGGCTCGTGATCGCTTTAGGGCTACTTCATTTCAGGATTATGTCTTCATTACCAATATCCAAAAAGACACTGCTTACGACAGCACAGAGACGCTGACAAGGTACAACATTGGGAATATTAGTGGAACCTACCGACCTACCAAAGCTCAAGTGTTGGTAAAGCTAGTTGATTACGATACTGAATACGCAATCACAATTACGTTAGATAACGATGACGTTATTCGTGGTCACTACATCAGTCCATCGTTGACCGACGCTAGTGGAAACGCAAACATTGTAAACACTGAGCAGATTGCTACTTACCTAGCTTCTAAAACGCAAACAATCACTGGATCACTAACTACTAATAGCAACGTAGTTACAGGTGTTAACACTACTGATATTCAATCTATTGCCGTTCAAGAGCGTGTAACTGGTACTGGCATTCCTGCTGGTTCTTTTGTTGGTGCTATTACTATTGGATCACCAACTTCTAGTTTTACGTTAGTCAACGAAGCTGGGGCAGCAGCCAACGCAACAGCTAACGGTAACCAAGTGTTGACCATTGGAGACGGTCTAACAGAAGGTGACGTTCACAACGAACTTAATTTCACTGTTAAAAACTCTCAAATCCTTATTGGTCTAAACAATTCAAATCGTTATTTCAAAAGCATTGTTGCTCACGATGCTCGTGGTAACACTTTGATGACTGCGTTTTCTAATCAAGTAACCAGCATCACAGAACTACCTACTACCTCTTGGGATGGCTATACGGTCCTTGTGGCTCCTGATGGTTCTGAAGACAAGAGCACTTACTACCTGACGTTCAACACTGAAAACACCACTACAGCTGGTACGTTCGGTCGTGGTGTGTGGGAAGAGGCTTCTGGATGGGGCACCAGGGGGCTTCTAGACGACAACTCGATGCCTCATGCCTTTGTCTATTACAGGAACTCCAACGGCCTTGTACGGTTTACGTTCCAGCCGTTTAGCGGGACTACCTACACCGATGGTTCTATTTCCATCGATATTCCAGGATGGGAGCGAAGACTGGCTGGTGATGAGGACAAGCTTCCTGGTCCGTCGTTTGTTGGGTACCCGATTAACGACATTGTGTTCTTCAAGAACCGTCTTGGGTTTGTCAGTAGTGAAAACGTCATCCTGAGTGAATCTGGTGCGTACTACAACTTCTGGCAGCAATCAGCTCTTCAAGTTATCGATAGCGATCCTATTGACCTGACCGCTGTTAGTAACGACGTTGCTGTACTTAACTACGCTTTGCAGCAGCAGGATGAACTTGTTCTGTTCTCTACTGAAAACCAGTTCCGTCTTTACTCTGGTGACAACGTTACGTTCAGCCCTGAGACAGCTTCTGTAGGCCGTATCAGCTCCATCAGTATGGAGGCAAAGGTCAAGCCTGAGCAGGTTGGACCTCAAGTGATGTTCCCTGTTAAAGAAGGAGACTTCACTGGTTTCCACACGTTCATTACGACTGACAGAACTGTTGGCATTAACCTCGGTCAAACCGCTGTAATCACTGAGACGGTACCTAAGTACATTCCAAAGAACATTGATTCGCTAGCTGTAAGCCGTACTGATCAGTATCTAGCAGCCCTTAGCAGCGAAGAGCCTACAGCTCTGTATGTGTACCAGTTCTTCTGGGAGGCTTCTGGTGGTTCCTTGTCAAACCGTCAGAATGCTTGGCATAAGTGGACCTTCCCTAACAAGCAGATCTACTGGTGTGACTTTGTAGAGGGGACTCTGTTCAAACTTGTGAGCTATGTGAACGGTGCTAATACTGAGTACTACATCGAGGGTATCAACGCTTCTAGACCGCCTCAGGAGAGCCTTGATTTGTTCCTGTTGGATCGTCAGATCTCTAGCGCTATTACGACTGACGTAGGTACCGCTAGCTTTAGTTACGACGCTGGTACCAACAAAACTACGGTGACTCTCCCGTACCGTACTGTTAACCCCAGTCAGTTTGTTGTTATCAAACAGGACAGTACAGATGCCTCTGAATCGGAGAAGCGTTGGATCGTGGCTAATAACGTTCCAGCTGGTGTCACTAGTTTTGTTTGCGATAGCCTTGGGGACTTTTCAAGTAGCTCTTGGGTATTTGGTGAAAAGTTTGAGTTCAAGTTTCAACCGCCTCAACTCATGCCTTACAGCCGAACTGCAACAGACAATACTTTTATTGGTAATCGTACTGGCCGCTTGCAGCTTAGATACCTTGATATTTATTACAACGATGCTCGATACTTCACGGTTGAAGTAACTCCTAAACATCGAGATACGGTTACCTATGAGTTTGACCGAAGGGATCCACTGAATGGAAATATTGTCGTTAGCGAGGAAGAGCCCTTTGAAGAGGCTAAATTCCGTGCTTATATTCAAAGCAAGAACGACCAAGTTACAGTGGAGCTAGTGAACGACAGCATCGACCAGGCTAAGTTCATTGCCCTTGAGTGGACTGGTCTGTACTTTGATGTTGCTAGGAAGTACGGTTAATGGCACCTAGAAACCAGCCTAAAACTCCGCCTAAAAATCCTGCTAAAGATTCTCCTAAAGAATCAACCTTTAATCAGGTCATGGGTAATCTTTACCCATCGATTGTCAGCATCGCTCAGTTTGCCTCTGAAAGCTTTGCTGCAGCTGGTACTTACGAGTTTCAGAAAGCTGAAGCCAAACGAGCAACAGCAGAGGCTAAACGTCAATACTGGACTCAGTACGCAGCTCAAAGCCAAGAGAACTACAGGAACTATGAGTACCAACTGAACTCTTGGTATCGGGAAGCTGATTATGTTGAAAAGCGTAGACAGTACGAACAGCAACTAGCAGAGCAGCAAGCGGTCTATAAAGGTGCTGTAGCGACTGCTGCTACCAAGAACTTTGAACGTCAGCTGGCTGATATTGAAGGACGGTTCTACGAAGAGGAAGCAAAGGAAACCATTGAGCTAGAAAACATCCGTGCTCAAACCATTGCTGCTGGAGCCAAGAAGGTAGCTGGTGGTCAGGTTGGTAGAACTGTCGAAAGACTGCAAAACCAATTTAACCAGCAGTATTTAGCCAACCTTAGTAACCGTCAAATTACACGTAATTTCAGGATTGCAGATAAGTTACGTGTTGCTGAAGCTGCAAACGTAGCCCGGGAGAACACCAGCAATCAGGTTCAGTATTACACCCCTCAACCTATTGCTGATCCGATCAAACCACTAGCTCCGTTGCCTATTACATCTGTAGCTCCTGCTGCTGTTAGTGGTCCCTCTGAATCAGCGCTTACACTGCAAATAGCAACATCAGCTTTTGACGCGTTCAAAAACTACAGAAGTATGTTGCCTCCTGATCCAAAGCAGGTTGCACCAACTTCTTCTTATAAGCAAACAAAAGCTGGCACTGAAAACACAACTGTTCAATCTCAGGAAGGTCAATGACAAGTAGTTTTGGTATCACCCCTCAGCGTCAGATCCGTGATCTAGTCGCTAGCCCTGAGGCCCCTGTACGCCCTGCAGAGCCTGCTAGACCCGCTCAGGAGCCTCAACAGCTCGGTGGTCAGCTGCTGTATGGTCGTCAGTTCCAGCCAGATACCAAAACTGAACAGACTCTTAAAAGCATTGAAACGTTCCTAGGTGAGAACGGGCTATATCAAACAGGCCAAAAGATGCTGTTTGAGCAGTACAAAAAGGATAAGCAGCAGCAAGCCCGTCAGCTACTTGAACAGGAAGCTACTGCTCTCTACGACACTGAAGAGAACGCAAAGGATATCAAAGCTCTTCAAGCTAAGGGTGATGTAGAGCTAGCTAAACAAACTCGACTCAGTAACCCTTGGGTTAACTTCTTCTATTACGACACCAAAGCAACTAACGCTGGTCAGCAAGCTGCTGTTGAACTGGCTGGTTGGGCTAAGACTCAAGCCAGTGCTATTGCTGAGATTGATGATCCTGCAGAACGTGCAGCAGCTCTTACAAGGAAATCTCAGCAGATCCTTGCTCAGTATGCAGATATCCCTGAGGCTTTTAAAGCAGCCAAAATTGATCCGCTGATTGCTGCTACTCAAGCTGATATCAAAGCTGATATTGCTAATAAGGTATTTGAACGGCGTGATCTAACCATTAAACAAACTGGCGATGAGATCCTTCTAGGTAAGTGGAAGCTTGGAGCTAAGTTCAACACGATTGAACAGAACACTCAATTCAGCGCCGATATGTTGAAAGCTGGTGTGTTGGAACAACGTGATTGGTTGATTAATAAGAACGGCTATAGCAAGCAGCAAGCCACTGATGCACTGTTTAATCTGTTTGATAAAGATTCTGTTTTCCTAGATGCAAACGGTGATGGGCTAAACGATATTGGTTCTACCTACAGCGCCTACAACATCCTTTCTGCTCTTGGTGATATTGATGTTGATGGCTTGAAGCTGCTGAATTTGCGTGATAGTAAAGGTCGTAACCTTCGTGCTGTTATCGAGGGTGCTGTAGACCGAGCTACTAAACGTGAAGAGCTGCGTGAAGGTTCTATTGAACGTGGTATCCAGCGTAATCAGCGTGAATTCACTCGCACCATTAAAGACCGTTCAACGCTGTGGTGGACAGAGAACCCTAACGCTACTGATGCTCAAATCATTCAGCGTATTAGGGAAGAGGAAGCTTTTGCTTTGGAACAGTCTCGCCGTGGGTACCTACCAGCAGGTATGTCATACCAAGGTGCTGTAGATCTGATTAGGGATCAATACAAGTTCTCTGACCGTAAACTTCTGACTCCTGAACAAGGTGCAGCACTACTGGAGCAAGCAAAAGATCTTATCGATGCTGGTGTAACAGAAATGCCTGCTGATCTTCGTGCTCAACTTCAAGGTACCAATCTGTATGTAGATGCTCTCAAACTGTTTGGTAACGCTCGTAGGTCTGATAACGCTGCTGATCGTGCTGCTGGTAGTCGTGTTCAAAAGACGCTGCTTAAAGGCTTGATGGATGGTCTTAAAGGGTCCTTTATGCAGGATCCTCAAATCAAAGCAATGGATAAAGAGAAAGGTGAAGTACCTAAGCAAAAGAGAGCCTTTCTCAACCAAGCCATTATTGAAGCTAAACAACGTCTTAACGCAGAGGCTGGTCCTTTCCTGACTCGTGAGATCAACCGTGCTCGTGCTGCTGGAAAGGATATAAACGATCCTGCAGTGCAGCTTGAGATCCTTAAAAAGGCTCAAACAGATTTCTACGCTCGTCCTGAGTACAACGACGTTGATCGTTATTACAACGTTACTGAGTACGGCAAACTTGGAGCTAAAGCTGCAGCACCTGCTCTTGGGAGCTCCCGTAAAGACTCAAACGGTCGTTGGGTAATCGACATTAAAGATACCGATAACCGTGCTGCTTGGTCTGCTTCTGCTTCTAGCACCTACGGAAGGAACCCTAACCTTGCTCGTACTGCTCTCAACAGTCAGATGTTCTTTAACGACGTTGAGATTGGTGAGATAAACAAAGCTGTTATTACTGGTGATCTAAACAGTCTCAGTCAGGCTGTTAGACAGTCCCTTAACAACCTCAGCCGTACTGCGTTCCAAGGTAAGGTCCCAGTGTCTGAGATTATTGAACGTCAACTTAAAACTTATTACGGTAATGAATTCTTACCTCCGAACCTAAAGCAGCGTACAAAGCAGATTGAAGCTTCTGTAAGACCTGTAGATACTGCTACTGGCACACAACCTAGTGATGTAGGTATTCGTGTTACTAATTGGCACCACGGTCATAGCCAAAACCGAGCTATTGATTTCACTCTTGTACGTCAGAACGGTCAGATTGCAAACAACGTTCCAGCGCCTATTAGTGGTCGTGTGATCTTTGCTGGTCGTGACGGTGGCTTTGGTAACAGCGTCATCATTGAAGCTGCTACTGCTGGTCCTGGTTACAACAAAGGTGATCGGGTGCGTGTTGCTCACCTAGCTCAGTTGTATTGGAAGACTGGTGATCAAATCAGCCGTGGTCGTCCTGTGGGTAAGAGTGGTGATGACAGCCCTCATGACAGCGTTCCAGGACGTTCTGGTACTGGTGCAGGAGATCCTGGACACGTCCATATTCAGGTTTATAAGCCCGGTGCTGGTGTTCCTACTCAAGCCTTTCAGTACAGCCAAGATCATCAAGCAAAGTTTGTGCAACAAAATCTAGTTCCTTTGTTTAAACGCTAAATAGCAATTTCTAGTTACATCCATTAGTTTGGAGGAAGCGAACTAGAAATTGCTGTAAATGCCTTACATCCCTCTTAAGAACGGTCAGTCTGTTTTCATCCAGGACCCTAACGAGGCACAACAGCGTTATCAACAGGAGTGGGGAGGCGGTCAACCTCAACAACCTCAAGGTGCTTCCCCCAAACCAGCTGCAAAACCGAAAGCCCAAGCAAAGCCAGCGGCAAAACCCAAACAGCCTCAACGAGGCTTTGATCTGGGTCGTTTTATCCAGCAAGCAGGTGGACAAGCTGTTGAGACGCTTAAAGGGGCTGCAAAGGCTGGTACTACTCAATTCCTTGCTGGTCCTCTTGCACCGTTTGTGCAGCTTGGGCAGCAGGCTCAACAGATTGGTCAAACCAGAATTCCTGGTACCCGAGCAACGGTTGGTGGTGAGGTTCGTCGGGTAGCTACTGAAGCTGGTAGGCAGCTGGTAAACGCTCCTATTGCTGCTGTTGAACAGCTTGGAGCTATTGGTGGTGGATTCCGTAACCCTGCTGCTGAAATGGCTGGTGTTACTCCAGCTGAACTAAATCTTCCTGAGGTAGAAGAACAACGCCTCCGTAAAGCAGAAGCAGCCCGTGAAGCCCTTCTAAAGAGCGGTAAGACCCCTGAAGGCTTTAGCTACGGTATCAAGCCTTCTGTGCCTTTCCTGGGTCCTGTATTCAGCGATGATAGTGAGTTTGTTAAGCGTTACGTCAAACCAGCCACTGCTATCGGTCAGCTAGCAGCCTCTACAGCAGCTGCAATGCTGTTTGATAAAGGTGTCAGCTCTTTGGTTAAAGGACCTTCTGCCATCTCAACAACTGGTAAAGGTCTTCAAGAAATCTGGAAAACGAAAGATATCAAATCTGGTCTAGAGACTACTGCTCGGTTCCTAGTTAATGAGGTACTGCCTAATACCCTTCAGGATGCGATGTTCTTCATGCCTCAACCTCCTGCAAAGATGCAAAAGGAGTTTGAGCGTGTTCAACAACTTCAAACACCTGAAGAACGTATTGCTGCTGCAAAGGTTGTTCGAGCTACTTCAAAGGAAGAGTTTAACTACGCCTTTGAACAACTTAAAAACGCTGCTGGTGGTGCTGTAGCTCTTACTGGTCTTCGTGGAGCGTTTTGGGCTGCTAATCGCTTCATGAGTAAAGCGACGAATGGTGTTCCTGCTCAGAAAGCCATGGAGGAGGCTCTGAACGATGCTGTACCTCTGGCTAAGCAAGAGCTTGAAGCTGAAGGGTTCCAGAGGGCTTATGAGCTGCGTGAAGAGCGTTTAGGTGCCGTTACTACTGAGCTGTACCGCAAGATCGATGAGAACGTTGGAAAGATCTCTCAAGCTGCTCGTGGTGGTGCTGAATCGTTCCTGACTAAACAGCAGGAAGCAGGCGCTGAGATGGACACAATCTTCCAGCGTCTTGATCAAAATGCAGATTTGCCTACAGATACGACTGAGGTTGACGCTGCAATCACCAAGCTGCAAGGTGAACTAGCTGTTAAAACACCAGATCAAGTTCAAGGTAAACGAGCCAATCTTCAAGCTCGTCTTGCTGAGTATGAGCGGATCATGGCTGAAGATCCTGAGTGGATCCGTAAAAGCACTGGTGCTGGTAAGAAAGCTAGTAAGAACGCAACCAAAGTTCGTAACGTAACTGCAGCTCTTCAAAAGCTTGATGAGCTCGATGCTCTGACTGCTCAGCGTCGTGATATCGGTCTTAACCAGCTGGAGCAAGTTGCTGATCTGGCTGAACTGGGTCGTATTACTGAAAGCTCTTTTGATGCCTCTATTGGTTTCAAAAACGCTCTCAGTGACGCTCGTATTCTCGTTGATGCTCTAGATGAGCTTGATGCAGAACGTATTGCACTGCTTGAGGCTCGTAACGCTCAACTGTTTGCTGAGAACCGTCTCGATGAGATCAGCCGTGACTATGCCCTAAACGATGCGTTTGGTGAGGCTTACGGTGAGCTCAAAGACATCCTGAACGCTGCTGAAGCTGCTGTTGCTTCTGAGAACCTGAACCCTGAGTTCATGCGGACCTTTGTTCAGCGTGTTGAAGGCATCCAGAACAAAGTCATTGAGAACGGCGGTCTGCAACCTACGATCCCTGAGATGCCTGAGGGCGTTCAGATGCCTCCTGTAGAGGCTGTAGACGAGGCTGTAGCGATTCCTAAGCAGGAAGTCCCTATCCAGAATCAGGTACCTGTAACGGTCGATGAAGCTGGTGAGATCAAAATTGATACTGATGAACTAGCTGTCCGTCGTGTAGCCAACGAAACTCCTGGTGATGAGCCAGCTATTACGATCCGGGAGACTGTTCAAGAGATCAACCGAGATCGTGGTGAGTATCAAGATCCAACTGCTACTAAAGAAGATCTTGATAACTTTTTGAGTGGATTTGATCAAACTATTGCTAAGCAACAAGAACTGATCAAATCTGATCTTGAAAACGGTACTGATCTAGCTGAGGATGCAACAGCCATCTACAGCACTAACGCAGTTAAATACACTTCAGATCTTGAAAACGCTGCTGCTGTTAAAGCTGCTGTAGATCTGCTTGAGGCTCGTAAACCGCTACTTCCTACTCAGTACGGTATTGCGCTGCGTAAGCTTGCCTCGATGCTTGGTGGTAACACTACGCTTGTCAAACTGGCTGCCTTGGCTGAAGGAGAGAAGCTTGGTAAAGACGTTGCCAAGAATCTCAACAAGATTATGGTCGTCACCTCGTTGCTTGATGACAGCGCTCTGAACGCTCTTAAATCAGCACGAGATCTTAGGCAGATCTTGAAAGGTCAAGAGGTGCAAGACCTTGATCGTGTGTCTGCTCTTGTACGGTTCCAAGATAACTACAAAGTGTTGATGGCAAACGTCAAAGCCATTAACGCTCAGTTTGAAGGCTTTGGTAACGCTCTCAGGCTGTTTGCCCGTCCTAACCGTCTTGGATTCTCTACGACTGATCCCAAACAATTGTTTAGCGAGGCAAACCGTCAGCTTGCTGGATTTGGTGATTCTGCTCAGTTTGCTGAAGACATGAGTGTTGCTGCTCGTGAAGCTCAAGCAGAACTAGACGGCACCATCGGTAACTTCTTCAAAAAGGTCGAGTCTGGCGAAGACCTGACTGATGAAGAAATGGAAGGTATGGAACGTCTTGTGGAAAAACTGTATGAAACGCAAGGTGACCTTACCAAGATCAAAGAACTTGAAATTACTGGCGATGCAGTTCTTGCTCGTCTTCAAATTGGTTCTCCACTGTCTAACCCTGCAACCATTTTCTCGATTCCTATTCAAGGTATCCCTGAAGGTGCAATGCAGGTCACTGGTCAAGCAGTTGGAAACGTTCTGACTGGTACAGCAGCCAAATTCCTTGGACAAACCCAACTGGCTACTGAAAGCTTCCAGCAAGCAAAGCTTGAAATGGATACGTTGCTGATGCTGCGTCACGCCATTGGTGATGCTCTTAACGCGACCTATAACCGCTTTGTATTTGGTCGTTCTATTACTGATCCTGTACAAGCTGCAGAGGCTGCTTACGAGCTTCAGAAGTCTGCTGGGTTGCGTAGGGAAGAGGCTATTGCTCAAGATCTTGCTGCTACCAAAATTAAGACTCCGTTCTTTAATTACGTCATTGAACGTGGTGAAGAGAACCCAGAGATCTTTGACACCCTCAACAAAAGCCGTGTGTTGATGAAGGTGTTCCACGATTACTTCATGCCTGGTGAAGCGTGGGATAAACGTAGTCTTCTTGGTAAAGGTCTTGGACTTACTACTACCAGCCTTCGTGGAATGGGCCTTGGTAAAACCAGCTATTACCCTGGCGGTGAGAACGTAAACCTTTCTATCTTTGGACAGCTCTCTGCTACCGCTGATGAGCTGAGTACAGCACTGTTTGCTAACGCTCGTGTTCGTGCTTTGGCTATTCGTGATGTAGATGAAAAGATAGCTGCAGGTACGTTGGATCCTGCAGATCGTGCAGATGAAATTGCAAAATATTTGAATAAAGAGTTCAACAATTTTTACAAGCCAGTCAAGGTTGGTTTCGATCAAACCACGATTGGTTACTCAGTACTGGATAACCAAATTCTTGGTCTTACCAGAGCTGTAAACCTTACTGAAGAACTTACTGGACCTCTTCAAGACGTTGAAGGAGCCATCAACAAACTTCGTCAATCTAATAACCCAGTAACAGCAGCTTTTGGGCGAGATATGGCTCCGTACCTTGTATCACCTATTAATGGTGTTAAACGAGCTGTGATGATTTCTTCTGGTGGAGAAATTGCTCAGTTTGGTGCAGACCTCGGTCGTCTTGGAGCTAAAGCACTTCCTGAAAAGGTGCTTGATATCCTTCCTCCTGGGTTTAAGCAAAACATTACTGATTTTGAAAGTAAATATTTCAGTGATGACGTTGCTGTTCGTACCAAAGCTCAAGGTGCTCTAGCTCTTGCTGTTGGTCTCCAAGCTCTTGCGTTCTTCCACGTCAGGGATGGTAATCAAGACATCACTGGTGGTCTTGAAAATACCTATCGAGAAACTGCAGGTGCTGTAGATGGTTTTACTTGGAAAATAGGTGGCGTAAGGATTCCTTACCGCTACATCCCTCTTTATGGAAACACCTTGGCATTCCAAGCCACTCTCCGTGACCTTTATGAGTTTGCCCCTGGACGCGATACAAGCGGTCTGATGGCTCTTGGTCTTGCTTCCATGGCTAACTACATCTTGGAGACTCCTGCTATTGCTGGTATGGATCGATTGATCAAAGCTCTTACCTCTGCTGGTGAGGGCGATATCAGTCGTCTTCAAAAGATCCTTGCAGATAGCGTTGCCAAGGTTGGTGACCCTTATCTCAACCTGCGTAAGGTCGTTACCCAAGGTCTTGATCCTCGTAAACCAGCAAGTCCTATTACAAGGCTTGCTCAGCGTGGTTGGTATGAGCGAGGTTCTGTAAGTGAAAAAGGTATGACCATTCAAGATGTTGTAAACAGCGCTGTTGATACTGGTTTTGGTACGTTTGGTATTGCTGCTGAGTACAGTCCTGTTGGGTTCCTTGCTGATGCTGTTGTAAGCATTATGAAGAACGAACCAGAAGGACGTTCTCGGAAAGCCCTTTGGTACGGCA